TGTTCTCGCCGTAGCGGGCATCCGGCAGGTCCTTCAGTGCCTGGGCTGGCCCACCATCGGTCCTCTTACTGAGGGGGCCAGGTCCCGACGTTCCCGCCGGATTCTGTGGTGGGGGCATTGGTTATGGCCTCGATATCCTTGGAAGCTGCCTCGAAGAATTTTCGCTGCTCTTTTTCCCACACGTAGCGGTGCGCAGCAATCGAGGACAGGGTGTCGAAAAAATCATAGAAGGCATGGAAGATGCTAGCCACAAGTTCCATCACACCAGAAACGATGTACCAGGGGTTGCCCTTCACAGGCTTGGCGGGAACGAAGTCTTCATCTTCCACGGAGTCCTCCTAGTAAGCTGCGTTAGAGCGCTCGGCCCCCTGAGCGGGTGCACCCTTGCCCTGGCCTGGGTGGTAGGTGCCGCCGACAGGCGCGGAACGGAAGCCACGGATGCCCTCGCCCATGCCCTTGTCCGCAACACCGGTACCGCCTGCCATGGCGGTGAAGTCCATCGACATGCCACTCAGACCATCGTCATCGATCAGGCCGGTCCAATTGGACTCAATGGCACCCGTATTGGTCGGTGCCATGCCCGACTCGAAGGTGTGCTCATCGACCCGGTTGTGGCCCATGGCCTCCGGTCCCATATCCCCCTGCTTCGGAGGAGTGGGAGGAACTGCGTCGCTGAAATCTGGTCGGCTCCACTGAGCCCCGCCTGCATTTGCCATAACTAGCCCACCTTCTTGGAGCAGCACGCCGTCTTGACGTGCGCGGGAATCTTACCCTTGGCTGGAACTACAACGCCAACCTTGGTGCGAGCACCGCACCAGTGGCAGCCTGCCGGGTTGGCAAGCTTGCGGATGACATGCAGCATGGCCACCTCTGGGATTTCAACACCCTCCTCTGCAAACATCCTATGCAGCAGGGACGCGTCGGTAACTTGGATTTGCATCCTGAAGTACATCCTTAGATTTGATCAAATATTCAATAGCCCTATAAAGCAGCTCCGGATCATCACAAAATTGCCCAAGTCCGGAGTTGCAGGGGAAGCACAAGATGCCCCGTATACACTTGCCACAGTGCTTGTTTCCGGGGCAGTGTGCATGATCATGATCAATGGCCCAACCCCTGCCGTCCGGCTCTGTTCGACCGCAAATATCACACTGCATGCCCTGTTCGAGTAGTAGCAAGTCTCGCTGGGCTGAAGTAACGCCAGCCTTGCGCTTGAGAGAGCGGCTGTTGTTATAGCCAGTTTCTCTGCGCGTGGCATTATAAGTTTTGTAGTAACTCTTGCGAGCAATCGGATCTTTATGGGGCATTACCCTGCCGGACCTATCCTCTTCACATTGGCTTGCAAGCTAGCTTTTCCACCACCGCCGGAGAGGCCCGCCAACATCTGCATGATGTTCTGCTGTTGCGGAGCCTGCGGCATAGGCCCTGCGGGGCCGGGAGGCCCCTGTGGGGCTCCGGGAGGTCCGGGAAGACCCCCCACACCGGGAGGCCCCTGTTCGGGGCTCTGGGCGCCCGCTGGTGGCTTCGGAGGGGCAAACGCAGTGAGGATGGCCTCGTGCAGTGGAATACCGGATTCGCGCTTCTTCATCACTGTCGCCAGCTTCGTGAGCGTCTCAGTGGGATCCATGCCCTGAGCAGCCATGGCAGGGACCGACATTGCCGTCTGGGCCAGCATTTGCTTAAGGGCATCAGTCAGCTCCTCCGTGTCAATCTGCTCCATTACCTGATCAACGTTGACGTCGAAAGGCAGTTGTCGCAGAGCGAAATCCCTACTGATGAGTTTGTCACCGCGCGCCTGCAATAGGAACACGAGAGCCCTGTTGGGGTCCATCCCGGCTGCCATACCGTAAGTAACGTCAACCTGGTAGACCCCGGCAATGTCACGAGATGGTACGTAAGTTTCCTCGAACTGCTGTCCGTTGACCTGGACACGGATGAACCTCCGCTTGTCGGGCCAGAACTTCTCATCCATCTCGAAGGCTGCGGAAACCGCGCGCCTCAGACAATCACCGAGGATTAGCTGGTAGGTGCGAACCTTGGAGTCGATGGTCCCCATCAACTCCTCCATGCCGCGTCCTGTGACAATGGAGCCGGGAGACTTGCCCGTGGCCCCCTCGGGGAAACGGGCACCGACTGTGATGTCTTGGTTCAGGATCTCACCCTGCTGCCAAGCAGCGGGCGGCATGTCCGCGATCGGGTAGTGAATCTCGCGGCCGTTGTTGGTGCGGATCACACGGTCCGGGCCGAAGGGGATATTCACCACGTCGGAGGGAACCACCAGCGGCGAGTTGACCGCCTTCTTGGCGGCCCGCATACCCATCTGGGCGAACACCGCACGGGCAACCTGGATCCAGATCACATCGTCGTAGGCGCCGCGATTCTCATCGTCGAACTTGGGGGACTCGGCGATGAACACCGGGCAGCGCCCGAACTTGTTGGGCACCCGCATGAGTTCCAGGTTATCCCTGGAGGGGACAAACCAAACCAGATCATCATCGTCCATGTAATTGACGAGTTCCAACTTCTGGTTACTCTCGGCGTGGGTACCCGCGCGTAGCGCATTCGCAAGGTGAGGAAACTTCGCACAGAGCGAGTCCACGTCGGAGTCATACACTTTGAAGAAGTACCGCGTACGGGCGTACACATCGAGTTCGTAGTAGCAGCCCAGGGGATTCTCAAAGCGAAGTCGGGGACCTGCCTCACAGTAAGCATCACCGAAGTGGGGCTCAAGGATGACGGGCAGGAAGCTGTAGGTGTTCATCCAGTCCGATGCCTCCACCAGATTGGTTTTGACACGGCTGTTCTCAAGATAGTTGTGGGCGATCAGCGTGCGGCGCTGAGCATACTTCTTCTGCCGGTCCGAGACCATCACTCCCGTGGTGCAAGAGATGGTCGGCATGACACCGATCTGCTCTGAACTGTACTGAGCAGCCACGTTGATCACGTTGGACACGATAGGCTTCGGGAAGTCATCAGCCAGCAGACCCGGTGCCACACGATCAAGCTCGGAGGCACGCACGGCACGCACTTCGTTCATACGAAGATCACGGCTGTAGTATCTTAGCCGAGTTGCCGCCACCTTCTTTGCAATGTCTTGGATGTTCATAGGCTAGGATTCCCACCATCTGGCCGGATTCGATATTGTAGGTTCAGGCAGCTCAGGCTGGTTGCTGAAACCCTGTGAGGCCTGATACCAGTCAATGTTGATCACAACCTGAGATTCACGGTCACGCTCGGAAAGCCAGCCCTCATCCCAGTGGGATGAGCCATCCTGGAAGTCAAGGAGTTCACGGCATCGGATCTCGCAGAACCACAGCGCCATCACGCAGTCTTGGACAGGTGCCCGGTGCATGTTCGGCGTAGGGTACCAGGCAACCAACTGTTCCACAAGGGCTTGGATTCCAGCGTGGTTCCTTCGACTCGGCAGCTCGATGGCGTTGTGTCCTTGTTCGTATCCCTTGAACAAGTTTGCCATAGTAGCGACGCCCCACTGAGTGTCCCACTTGTTTTTCCCTGTCGTGTGAGCGGACATACGAACACCACGGGAGGCCATCCAGGTGCTCAGGTCCTCGTCTTGAAGGATACTAGCCTGGTAGGCGTTGGACTCGATTCGCCATTCGTTCACTCCATAACGTCGTGTCCACTCTTTCATGACCGCCGAAATCTGGGCGGGTAGTGCTCCGTGCTGGTTCCACACGTCTAGAAGATATCTACGACCTGTAGACAGGTCCGCTCCAATGACAACCATCGCCGTGTAGTTTGTGGCAGCAGGATCCAGTCCAGCAACGACATAGAGACCTGCCATGCCCTCAGGGCGCACACCGGGGAACCCTGGAACGATGACGCCCGGAAGGCGCCCGCCATTGGTGCATCCATCGATCTCCGCCTGGGTGAAGGTAGTAGACTGGCTGATCTGCGCCTGCATGTACACACGAGACCACGTTTCAGCGGACATCTGGTTTCGCTTCTCGGCGAGAGCCGGGCCATTCCACATCGGGTACAGGCCCTGCTCGTTGGGCGTAACCTTGTCCAGCCCCATGGGCTCAACGTTGGTCCACGGCCACAGGGTCTTCCAGTCCTTCGGATCTGGGTGCATCTCCAGCACGGCTGGCTGCGACAGATACGTGTAGGGCGACTCGCCCGTCACATACCACTCGGGCTTGCGGATCTCAGAGTATAGGTCCTGGGCGGCGAGACGGGTTCCCACGATGATGAGCTTGCCCGTTCCCGGCTCAAGGCGGGAACCGATGATGGACTGGATCCACTCGATCTGCTTCGGGTATTCGTGGGCATTGTCCAGGTCGGCACAGTCGTCGAGGATGATCAGGTCGGCACGGGCACCGTAGATCTTCTTGCGGATACCCAGCGCCTGTACGGTCGGGTGGCCCGACACGTTGCGAGGACGAATGTCCGGGTTGACGAGGATCATGTCCGACGTCCACTTGGCGCCATTGCCGTTGTAACCCTCAGCCGGGGCGAAGTCATCCTTCAGTTGCTTGTAGACAAGCATGTCCTTGTCGAGCCGGTTCTTGATGCCGTCCAGGTTCTTCTTGGCACGGTCCGCAGACGCGGACACCAGGAGCACCCGGATATTCGGATCCTGCACGATGCGCCAGGTCACGTAGTTCTGGCAGAACATCTCCGACTTGGCGTGGTGCGGTGGCGTGTTGATCAGCAGAAGGTTCTTGTGTCCGGGGATGTAAGTCTGGTTCGGGTGCAGGGATCGGGGCTCGCGGCCCTCCAGAAGATCCAGCCACTGAAGATGGTGGTCGAACAGACGATTACCCATGTACACCTTCGAGAACATCTCGAAGTCAGGCACTTCGGAGAAGTGCTCCCCGGACTGCTTGGCACGGATGCGCTCCGCTGCATCGCGGAACTGCTGGGCATTCAACGCCCCGCCGTGGCCCTTGGCGCCGCTGCGCCAATACTCATATGTCTTCACAGACACGCCGACAAAATCACAAGCACGCTCCACAGACCAACCGGCTGCGAGCTTTTCAAGCAGAAGCCTCTGCTTGTCCGCAGTGGTCCATTCAATCTTGGGAGGCATGCACATTATCCTATGGTGGTCTCGGTGGGCGTTTAGGGGCCGTGGGGGAACCATTAAAGGAGGGGGCTCCTCTGACCCCGCCCCCTCCCGACTACCACCAGGTAGGAGGGAGCTATTTCCCTAGGCAGCCTTGAGGGCTGCCCTCTACCCTTCTTCAAGGCCGCCGGACAGGCGGCCTATCTATCATCCTAGCAGCCGGGCTTGAGGCCCGGCATCAGGTGGAGTCTGGAGCCTAGCGGCTTCTTCCACGGAGTCTTCCGCTCATCCGCTCCAGACTCCTTTAAGGGGCTTCTTCTCTTCACTTATACTACCGTAGTCCTGGGAAGGGTTAGTTTCGCAAGTCTCAAGGATCGTTACCAACTTGTTATCAAACTAGAGTAAGGATGTCCTAGTGTGTCCAACTAAACACTAGTTTTCTGGTGACCTAACCGTTACCTTTCAGGTAACGTACCAAGTCAGGCATACAGTGCATCCTGAGTCCATGA